TTTATTAACATCTTTAACATCTTTGTCAAAGTCTTTAATTATATACTCTAATGGCGGTGCTTTTTTACGCTTCCATTTCCAATGTGAAAAAGCTGACCATTCCCCTACATCTCCCAGATCAACATATATATCTGGCTTTACTATTTCTATTGCTTTACATAGTGCATTAATCGCTGGTGTATCATGTAGCGGAAAATGCTTATCTGGCGTCGCTATTGCTCTTCTAACGACACCAACGTCTTGTTTAGACATATTCTCTCCTATTTTGTTTTTTTGTTTTGAGAACCTTCTTTAGATTCTCCATCTTGAATAGCTTCTAATGCTTCTACAGCTCCCAAGATCTTATAGTAAACTACCTCTGCCTCTTTAAGTTGTTTTTTAAGTTGACTGAGATTATTCTCTATATCCATTACTCTCTCCTATTTCATTAATTTATATATCTTTACACTTACGTAGATTATGTTAGCGACAATTAACATTGCTCCTAACACTTCAGGAACTAGCTGCCACCAATTAACAGCTAAAGTTCCTGTGCTTGTACCTACAGTTTTTAAAGTATCTTCCATTAAGGTTTTTTCTTTTTAGGTGGTGCTTTAGGTGGTGCTTTAGGTGGTGCCTTAGGCGGTGCCTTTGGTTTTTCTGCTTTTTTTGGAGAAGCCTTAACAGATTTAGATACTGCTGCTGATTTAGACGATACTGTATATCTCCCAGACTTTCCTTTAACAGATCTTAATCCTCTACTATCTTTTTTACCACCACTTTTTTTTCTACTTTTTGAGCCGTATCCACTCTCTTCATCTTTTGATTTTTCTTTTTTCTTCCCGAACAAATTGATCGATTTTTGTCCTTTCAGAAATGAATTGTCTGCCATGTTTTACTCCTTTTTATTTATATTAACTAATTGGGTTACCATAGTAACACAACACTTGTATTGAGCTTATGCTTAAATTTGTTATAGTAATGCTTTTAAAAGCACCATAAATTACTTCTCCAGTTACAACATTATTTGCTGATAAAGCATCTCCTTGATGACAAACAGCATCAATATCTACATTAGCTGTCGCTAATTCTCCAAGAACTTTAATCATAAAAAAATTACCATCACCAGTAGTTAATGTTCCTGTTGTTAATGCTTTAAATCCTAACTGACCTAAACCTATGTTACCTGATTCATCTCCTTGATATTGTCTTATACCTCTATGTGTATGTGCCATAATTACTCCTTAATATAAAAAGAGCACAGAAGCATCTGCTGCTGTCGCTGCTATTGGATATAAAACTCCTCGATTCATACGAACCACACCTGATGTTCCGTCTGCAAAAGTAATTGTTATATCGGCATCTGCCGCATTGTTTATTATAGCTCTTGAAGGGGTACTTGACGTAGTACCAACGACTCCCTTAAAATACGGATTGGTTGATTCCTGTACCGTATATGCTTTATTTCCTGCTGCCATATTTACCTCCTACCCTAAGGACTGACCGTCCGTGAATGGGTTTGTTTTGTTATCGTATTGCATGGCGTCCTGGCATAGCCAATCTTGGGCCAGCCACTTTAGCATTCTCATGCTTCTCCACCATTTTTCTAAATTCTTTCATAAAATATTCTTTTACTTCTATGTTCATTGTATCTTCTGCAAGCCTAGCTCTAACATAATAAACTAAAGCTTGAGCTAAATATCTAGGTAAATCTATATCATCATTCTCATCATTTAAAACATTTATATTATAATACATATTAACTGTTTCTTCAAATGCAACATTAGAAGCTTTTGAATTAGGAGTAGTAGTATCAATAACACCTGTTCGCAAAGCTGATATTTTATGCAACCCGTTCCATTTACCTGCATTTCTAAGCAATATATAATCGTTAACCGCTAAGCCTAAAGTAGTAAAATCTAATGTTGTTGTGCTATCAACTAGACTTAAAAATCCATCGTCGTTACCTATAACGCTATTTAACACTGTAGATACATCATCAATGTCATTAATTCTATAATCAGGAATATGAACATACTCTATCTCTAAGCCATCTGCTATTGTAGTAAGCGGAGATTTGTAAACGGTAGAACCTGAAGGTATGTTGTCAGTAATACCATCTCCACTAGTACCTGAGTATACATAGTTTAATCCGTCAGTAGTTGTAAAATCTTTTTCTACTAAAGAAAGTTTACTGCCTTTTATTTGATATCCATATTCTTTTTTATTGGCCATCAGCATCCTTATTCGACACAGAACCTATTCCCCTAGGAATACTTCTATATTCATCTTTTGTATTTAAATGATTTTTACACCTTACATCTAATATTTTAATATAATCTCCTGGTAACTCATAAAACCTTTGATCTTTTGTTATATCAAATCTTTCAGTAGTTACATGCGTTTCAGATATAGTATTCATCTCAACCATGCCATCTTTAATATACGCAATTAATCTACCAGTAGGTAAATTTTCTGCATTAATTCTTTGAGCTAATTCTTTAACTTTCATTTCCACCCCTTTGCTGTGGAGCCATAATCATAAATGCTCCATCATACTCTGATTTCAATTCTTTATATTTAGCATTATACCAATTGTAATCTTGTGATAATAAACCTAATCTTGAACTTACTTCAGCCATAAAGCCTTGAGATTCTTTTAAAGGAAGATCTACCATTACATTTAATTCTGTTAAAACTTTTTCTGCGACAGATGCTTCTGTTTGTATAGAAGTCAAACTAGCCTCTATCATTTCTGGATCTTCCATTTTTAAATAGCTCTCAGTATCTGAAAGAGTATTTGGAAAGTCTCCGTTAAATAACTTAGATGCATTATCTAATGCTACTTTAACTTGTTTAAATCTTTTATGAGCTTCGTCATAATTATCAATACCATTATATAAAGAACTAGATATTCTATCTAATGCTGTATTTGCATTAGCTATAGCAGTTGTAATATCAGAGTTTTCAGACAAACTGCCCATTTTGTTTTGTAATGATCTCATGCTAGCATATAATGCTACTAAATATTCATATTCGCTAGGCATAAAACTTACTGCACTAGATGCAAAGGTTATATCAGTATCGTATTGCACTTGAGTAACTTGTAATGCTACTCCATCTGCAATAGGTACAGAGTGTATAATATCATCTAATACATAATATCCTGGATTATGTTTTGACCTATATTGAAAACTATCTACATCTGTTGCTTCATATCTTAAACTAGGATCAATTGGATCACATTTACGCAATACACTGCCACCTTCTTCTTCTCTGACTACTGAGTATAATGCACCAGTTTGTGCTATAGTACTAGAGCTTGTAGTAGTATTGCAAAATCTAGGTGTTTCAATTGGCTTAACTAATAGAATGCGATTAGCTACTTCTTTTACACCGTCTACTAAATATTGAGTTACCTCAGCAGTTGTTGGTGCAGTATCAATCGTTAAACTTGTTAAACCTTCTATCTGTGCTTGAAATGTTGCCATTTATCTCCTTATATGAAACCCACCCTCTCCGCGGGGAGAGAATATCCCTAAGGAAAGGGCAGGTCCATTTTTATTTATGCAAAGCTCATATGATCATTAGCAGTTGCAAAACCATCAACTTGCCACCAACTGGTAGTTCCATTTCCTACTTTAGTAGCAGAAAAAGAATCACCATGGCAACAAGCAGATAAGAAGTTTACTTCTGCTTTTTCAGTATCGTCACTAGTTTCACCACCAGAACCATCTCCTGATGCTATTACTCCTAAAATGCAAGCAGAATCGCTTGAATGATGAGCAACAGTTAAATCATTAGATGTTGTAGCGTCAACTATAAACTTCACTGTATAACCAAGGTCGACATCAGCTAATAAAGGTAGATATACAAATGCTTGCGCTGAAGCTGCCATATCTGCGTCTAGCACAAATATTTTACCTGCATCGCCAGGAGCTAATTGAGTTCCTGCAGTATTTATAAAGTCTACTCTTTTATAACCCCATCCACTTGATGAGCCTACGTATGTTTTTGAATGCGACATTAGCTACCTCCTTAACTGAATGCAGCGAAATCGCTACCGTTGCCTGTGTGAGCGCTATTAATAGTGACACACCATTCATTCTCAGCAACAACTTCAAACATCATAGTAGAACCTACTGCAAAACCACAATTAGTATCAGCTCCAGTAAGAGTCAATATAGTATTTGTGTCTGCTGCAGGACCACAGTCAGTTTGAGCATGTCCAGTCACAGTTGATGCCATAGAGTACGTATCTCCAGAAGCACATGTTGCCGTAATAACACCACTACCTGCAAATACTGCGTTACTAATAACTAGTATTTTTCCACCTATATCACTTGCACTAATTGCAGGTAATACAAGTGGTTTACCAGCAGCGTTAGTAACAACAATTCTATAGATACCATCTATAGCAAGAGTAATACTAGCAGTATCATTAGCAAGGTCAGTTTTAACAACGCTAGGAACTGTTCTTTGTTTAGCTTGAACAACTAAATTATCGGACTTATTTTGTCCATACATTGGATTAGCCATAATCTACCTCCTTAAGTCCACATAGCGTGACACTCAGGCATACTTAGCTCAAGTCCAGCTTCTGTGAGGATTAAATCAACTCTACGGTCAATACCACTGTTTTCAAGTGTTTGCACACCTACGTAAACAGATGTATCTCTGTTGATACCGTTGCCTATTAAAGGACGATACGCAGCATACTTCATGTTAACACCTAGCATTTTAACATTAGTACCATCTAAGTGAATATTACGTGCAACATTCATATCACCATAAGGCGTTGAGAACGTAGTAATATCTACACCCATTATTTTTTTCTTGCCAGTCATAGCAAAGTCAGCTCTAAAGTTAGCTGAAACCTCAAGATTATTCTTAAAGTAACCACCTAATTTATGCATCCAGTTATAAACAGCAGTGCCTACAAAAAATACATTTGCAGTGCTATTGTTATATCTTGGGTCCATATAATTAGATAGATCGTCTAAGAAATCATCTGCTGTTTTAGTTGCTGTATCAAGTGAAAATACGTTACCAAATGTACTAACATAATCAACTACACCTTGAGTAGTGTAATTGTCATCACTTTGAGCACCAAACAACAATGAGCTTTCAATATCAAACTTATGCTCAATTAACTTTTCTTTCCATACTCTAGCCCATTCATTAGAATCATATTTTAATGAAGTTGCTCTAGCAGTATTAGTCATTGCACAAGATGTTTTCCATATTTGTGTACGACCATAGTTAGTTGAATAAGGTTGATCTTTCCATGTTTCAGGATAACCAGATCCTTCATCATGAGCAGTACCTATAACATAAGAACGAAGATTTTCTAATGTATCAGCAACACTTGCTTGATAAGCCTCGTTTGATCCAGCAGCTTGACTTGTACTAAAACCAGTATCTAAAACAAAAGAAGCAAGCTCATTGTCACTTGCTTTTTTAGTTACAATACCAGTAACTAATTTACATTCTGCATTGTCATTGTCAACACCCATATTGCCACTAAGATCACTAGTAGCTACAGATGTAACTTTAACAATATGATAACCAGTAGTTGCACCAGTAGCAGACGCTACCGCTCTTACAGGAACTTTAATAAGTTGACCTGGTAAGAAAAACTCTGGACGAGTATTAGCGCCACCAACTGTTATGTTATTGCCACCTTGACCATAAACATTCTGCATGTTACCTTTAGACGCATAGTCAGTTGCCATATATAATTGCACTGTACCGCCTTCAGCTACTGCTGAACCTGTACTAGAATCATCTAACTCTGCATCGTGCACCTCTGCGCTTCCGCCTGAGTTAAATCCAACTACATATGCATATCTTTTATGCCATGAGTCTCTTTTTTCTGTCCACTTAAATTGTGGATCATCTGTAGGTTTTTTACCTACTTTACTTACGAATCTAAAGAACGGATCTTGTGGAATTGCTAACTCAGAGACTCTGTCTCCAAAGTTATACTTTCTACGCAGATCACCTGTATTTGTAGTAGTGTGAGGTGTACCAACACCGCCACCACTATCAAAATCATCTACACCTAGATTCGATAACTGAAATAAATCTGCCATCAGTTACCTCCTTTTCGTTATTTAATTAAGTTCGAATAGGAGTTTTAAATTTGTTTGCCTACCCGAACAGGTTATCTATATCTCCATCAGATCCAAGTAATGCATCAAACACTTCGTCTTTATGACTAGGTTTTGCATCGCCTTGGCTGTTGGCTCCACTTGCACTCGCGGGTATGTTTCTTACATTTTTCATTTGGTTAAGAAGATCCTCTTTAGTAGAATTAGCTACATTTTTATTAGCCTGGTCTCTATTCACTAAATAATGAATGTCATCCAAAGTTAATACATGTTGTTTAGCCTGATTTACTAAGGTTTGAAATTCATCATCTCCCATATTGTGTTTTTGTCTAAACTCTACTTCTTGCTTTTTTTGAGCAATCTTACGTTGAGTCATTTGCGCTTTTTGTTTCTCTCTTCCAAGAACATCATTAACACGTCCTTGAACCATAGAATCAATATGTGCATTAAACACTTTGGCAGAATCTGAATCTGGATTTTCTAATGCTTCACCTTGATCGTACACAAAGTCTTCGCCTAAGCCAAGCTTTTCCTGTACACTCTTAACTGGAGCACCACCACCTTCAAAGTAATCACGTACATGCGATACAAGTCCACTATCTTGTTTCATTGCATTAAGCACGGGTACAAAAGGTTTCAAACTTTGAAGAGTATTATGCATTTTCTGCGCCTCTCTGCTTGAATCTTTATACCTTTTTTCCCAATCCACATTGTTATTGGAGCCTTCCGATGTTTCTTGCTGGGTTGCCTGTTCAGGTCCATCGTTAGTCGGAGGGGTTGCCTCAGTGGTTTCAAATGGGTCTTGTATGCCGCCATTAACGGCATTTTCCATAGCATCAAAAAAATCACCACTAGAGCTATCATCTAGGTTACTAGCAGTTTGTTCGTTATCAGTCATGTTTCTCTCCTTTTTCTTAGTATCTAATATAATAATAAATTTATTCTTGTGTCAAGGATTCTTTTTCTGTATTAGCTAAACGATTAGCCATCTTGTCAATTGCACCTTTTGCTTGCATATCTTGAGCTTGCACATTACTTTTCATTTGGTTTGTCAATTGATCAACTTGACCTTGGCCTTCTACTAATTTAGAGTTCAAGTCTCCTTTAACTTCTTCTTTTTTCTTATTAATCTCAACTGATGCTTGCATTACTTTATTTTTAATACCTGCTTGTACCAATTGTCTTTCAAGTGTTTCAATAGTACCAGCTTGATCTTTAAGCTGTTGTTGAGCTCCTTGTATTTGACCTTGCAATTGAGAATAAACACTTTTTCTTTTAGCAATTTGTTCTTTATTCCTAATATCAGTTTCGGCTAATAATGCAATGTCATCAATAACACCAAGTTGCATTAATTGTTTTAATTCATCTAAATAAGCCCATCTGTTAATAGGTAGTGTAGAACCTGCAATTATTCTAATATCAAATTTAGCAGCTGCATAGTCATGAAACTTTCCAATTACTTGACCAAAGTCATTATACATTGGCACATTAATTTCTACTTCTCTATCTTCTTGTAATGCACTAGGTTGTACAATTCTAAATACTTTATGAGCAGTATATACAGATTGAGAAAATTGCATTACAACTTCTCCTAATTGCATCAATGCTGTTTCTATAGAATTTTTCATCCATTGTTTAATTCTTCTAGTACCATATTCATCCATAGCAAGCATACCTCTATAAGTATCATGCTGTGCAGATACATCACCTTGCATAGCTCCGTAAATACCTGCTAAATATTCCATATCTCTTTTACCTTCTTGGACAATGCCAAAGAATGCATTAGATAATGGCATAGGTTGAACAGGTGTTGGAGGAGTAGCTCCTGGTCTTATAGGAAGCAATGCCCCTGGTGAACTAGAATACTGTTCCCAATGATCTGTATCAATAGAGCCCTCTTCATGCATCCATCTTAAAGAAGAACCTAATGAAGCATTATGAACCATAATTTGATGAGCTTTATTTAATTCCATTTGCTTACCTATCAATGGTGACACAGCAGATATAGGATAAGGAGTACCTGTCCATTTGTAATGAAATGGTACAATAGGATATTCTTTTATCTTATCAGGCAATACATTTTCAAATAATGTCTTATCGCCAACCACTGTAGTTACTCGTATTCTATTTCCATAAAACTTAACATTATCTAGTAATGAATTTTTAAATACTTCATTTTTCATCATTACTTTAAATTCTTTTTCTGTAACAACTACATTTTCAATCTTAGACATTTGCGCTTGAAGCTCACTAATGTATTGTTGTTCAGCAGCTTTTAATTGATTAGCCATCATTTCTTGAGCTTTTTTAATTTCTAACTCATATCGTTGAGGCAACATTTCACCTGACTCTACAGCTTTTTGCATTTCTTGATTTTGCTCTGCAAACTGAACTTGCATCTCAGCAGCCATTTCTTCCATCCTAACAGCTACTTGTTGTTTAATTTGTTCTAATTGCTTTTTGTCAGGAGGTATACGATAAAATACATTGATATATGGAATCTTTACTTTTTCATAAAACTCATAAAATTCTATTAATGTATCATGTTCGCCTGTTTCTGAATCAATAGATTCTGACTCTCCAATATCTTTATAATGAAAATCTTTTTGTAATGCATCTGTAGATTTTTCTGAATAGTATTCATAGCTACTTCTTTCCCCAACGGCATTTTTAATCTTCTTTGCATGTGAAGGATATTGTTTCATTAAATGTTGTTTTGGCAACAGCTTTCTAATTAATATAAAAGATGCATCTCTAAACATTATATCTCTTGCTTTAGGGTCTACATAAACATCAAAAGGATCAGGTTGTTCAATTTTTACTTCTCCCATACCATTGTCAGCATCTTGATCTACAGTTACCAATAGATATCCTATTGATTTAGTTATAGCATCATTAACTGCATTAGCATATTTACATGCTCCATCTGATTGTGCCCATACATAGTCTGCTAAATCAGAATGCAATGCAGCTACATCAATATCAGATCCTTCAGCTCCCACAGCTTGCCATCTAGGTCCTTGTGCTGTTGCATAAAAATTTAACATCTCCACTACTGGTACAATACGATTAATTGTAAAAGTAGGCATGCCTTGCTCTTCTAAAGTCCGTCTTTCTTCAGCAGATATTTGATTGTCATTAGAAAAATCATAACCTTTCTGGTTAATATATTCCCATTGAGCTCTACTGTTGGTTCTTGATTTATTAAATATTTGTTTTATTCTCTCAGCTTTTTTATCAGTCTTGGCCATTATCCTCTTCCTCTTCGTTATTAGGGTTAGTAGGGTCGTCCTCTCTTTGAGATGGAATCCTAACTGTTAAATCTTCTAATGTAAATATATCAGGCATTATGTTGCCTCATAAAATTTTTTCATAAATATAAATACACATATAATAATAGCAATACTCATTACGTCTAATGTATGGTTTCCACTATCACTTTCTATTGTTCCAATAGGCGTTTTTATACTCATCTTTTTTGAATCAAGATGTTTGTCCATTAAATGTTTAGGTTTTTCTAATGTCTTGTTCATTAATCGTCTATAGTTAACCATTCTATTAAAGCGGTTCCTGAAGCTGTATCTCCAAATAAATCGCCATTAGCTCTAAATAATGCAAACTCTCCAGGCTTTAGCTGGATTACATGATTAGATGTTGCATGAGTTCCAATAGTTGCTGTTACTGTAGTAGATAAGTTTTTTAAAAAAACCCAGCCTACAGTGTCTTCAGCTAATAATTCTGCGTGCTCTAATGCAGTACCGCTATCGCCTACAGATGTTATTCCATGATGAATTGAATCTCCACTCATATCTATACTTGCACTGTCTGACCTATCTGCTTTTATTCCTAATGCGCTTACTACAGAAAGTGCTACAGATGCTGTTATTTCTTTTGCCATAAATTACTCCTTCTATCCAAATATACTTGCAACATTATTTTTAATTAATTCCCAAGAAAAATCAGGATCTTTTTGTATATCTTTAACCCATTCCCATCTGGCTTGATCAACAATCGCAGTATACTTGCCATTAATTTCTCCTTTATAATACCCGCTTGCCCGTAGAATCTGTTGCACCTCTTTTACTGAATTTTTATTATCAACATCAACTGCATTAGGCCCAGCAGACATTAATCCCCAATACTGTATTAATTCAGGCATTACATTTTCATCTGCTACATCTTTATTCATCTAAGCTCCTTACAATTTCGCTTAAATCCTTTGCGCGATTCGGTGTTTGACGATGCCATTTTGAGTCTAACATCTCTTCGGCTGCACGAGTCCAGTTATGATGTTCCATAAATTTTAAAGCTTTTTTAAATTTAGATACACCAGATACGCCCATTTGATAAGCCATTTCAATCAATACTTCTCTTACTTCCTCTGGAGCCATTTCAAGCCAAGGAAAATTTTTATCTATTCTTACACCAAGATGATCAAGCTTGTCCATTAATATTTGCTCTGCTATATCTTCTTCTAAAACTAAATCTTTAATTGCAAACCCATAGCCAATAGTATCAAATCCTTCAGTGCATTTATAGACCTTAGATCTAAATCCTTCATGATGTTTTACTCTATCTATTAATTTTTCCATACTATTTTCCTTTAATTATTTGCTTTTCCAATTACCGTTCTTTTGGATCTTTCCTTACATGTTTCTCCCAATTTTCAAGATCTCGAGAGAATCTTTCACGTGTAAGAGGTACTTTTTCTCCAAACAAAGTAGTCTCGTCGAATAAACTAGGGAACGTTTCATATGATTTTTCGATCAACTTTTTTGTACCTTTTATTTCTAGATCTCTGAAATCATCTTTTAAATCATTAACAGTGTAGCCTAATACATTTTTAAATCCTTCTCTTGTGCCTATAACAGGAACATTGTCAGCTATCCAACCTTCAGGATCTGTTGGGTCTTGAAGAAGTTTCATATAAGAATCCTCTGGTGCTGCTTGTTGCGTTTTTTCTAAAGCGTGATCGGCCATCGCTATAAACTGATCTTTATTTTCATACAATTCATCCGATTGAATTAAATCATAAAAATCGCTACCAGTATACCCAATGCCTTTTCCAGTTTCATACATTGCAAGAAGATTATTATATAAGTCAGCAGATGTTTCTGGCATACTATTTTCTTGAAAGAAAAATGATATCTCGTGACCAGTTGATGCAAAAGCTGCAGCTGGAATACCATAATTTTCAGATATCAACTTAGTGCCATAATAATGTCTAATAGCATCAATTTCACTTTCGTTATACAAAGCTCCATCATTAACAACATTGCCATACTCATCGTATACAGCTGACTCTTGAAAGGTGTCATAAGTTTCCCAAAGTTTATTTTGAAAATCTCTAGACTCTCTATCAAGCAAAGTTCCTTTATCTTCACCTAACATTTTATTTAAAACTTTTACGCCAGCTCTTTCTAAACCGCTAACACTAGTCATTTCATTATATACATTTTTTAGATTCATGCTACTACCCAGTTCTTAACTTTTGGTTTCTTTTTATACCAATCACCTTCTTTATTTTTTTTATATGTTTTTGGAGGATGTGCGTATTTACATGCATATGCTAATGCATCAATAGTATCATCGTGACCCATACGTGGACCAAATGTAAATATCTCATGCTGTAAATCGTACATATCCTTTTTCAAGTGTATACCTCCTATTGCGAATCTTTGCGCCAAAATTTCTTGAATCCTATCCCTTTTAGACATTCTGTTACCAGGTTTTTCGGCAGAATATTTAATAGTAAAGTCATTCCTTCTCCGCATTTCTGCATTAATTGACTGAAACACTGGCTTAGACATTGTTGTGTCTTCGATGCAAAAGAGGTTAGGCCTGTAAATCTTGTTGTAACTAAAGATATAATCCACAATCCCTTTTTTGCTATCACCTGGAATGCCAAGTACAGGTAATGACCGCTTACGTAAATACTCCAAAATATAGACGTTATTATTACTATCAATCCCAAGAAAAAGTAAAACACTGAAATCACTATCCCTCCTAGTAGAATCAGTAGCGGGATCAACTCCAGCAAATACGCTAATAGGAATTTGATCGCCTTCTTTAGTATTGATAAATGACATTTCAGAGTCTTCATCATAAACATAGTCCCCTTCCCAATATTTTATATGATTCCTTGTAAATATTGAATCTTCTTCATTTTGAACTTCCATCATGTACTCTTGATAAAACTTCTGTGGCTGACCTGAGTCAGCATAAAACTTTTTCTTTCTTGCCATCTCTTTTGCACCAAACCAACTAGGCCAAAGAGGAGTACCGTCTGGCTGTACAGCTTTATAAGTTATGACATTCCAACTATATTTTTCACCCATTTTTTTATTTTTTTCAAACCCATTAAGAATGTTGGTAATAAAAGCATCAAAATGAACGGGAGTACCATTAATGCGGAGACGACCGCTATGAGGTTCGAGAGCAGGGAAAACAACAGCCGTAACAAGGTTAGCGATTTTACTCCTAGACTCAGAGGTAACGGTATTATTTTCGTCCTCAAAGTCGTCAAGCACGATAAGATCGTAACGTTTGTGGAGCTTAGCTCCTCCTCTAATGCCTGATAGATTACTTTTACTAATAAGTTTGCTTCCGTTCTTAAGTTCGATATCATCCTCTGTCCATTTCCTTCCTTTTAAGTCACCAAAGTAATATGTAAATCTATCGTTATATTCTAAGTGATATTTAATATAATCTAAATTTGGTACTGATATTTTAGAACTAGCAGCAACCCATCCATAAAACAACGGCTCTTCTGCAAATACAAAATCATGCAATATAGAACATTTAGTTAAAACTGTTTTACCGTGACCTCTAGGTAATATAACAGCTAGCTGTCTTTTAGATAAGTCATTTAAAGCATCTGCTACTTCATAATGAAAAAATGGAGTCTCACTTCTCATGTAATCATCAGGAAGAAATAATTTACCAAATGCTATTAAATCATTTTTACACATTCTAAGCTGTTCTTCCATCTCAGAAACATTATGCAAATTAATATTAGCCATTAAAATTTATGTGTTTTAGTTAAAAATTCAAATGGCAATCCATCTGTAAATATTACATTGGGATGAGAATCCCAGAAAAACATTTCTGCTCTTTTATCATAACCGCCATTCCTACCAATATTATATCCAGATGCAAATCTGCCATTTTTATTTATATAACTTTTAGGAACTTCAAATTCTAAAACCATTCTGTTAGTTTGTTTAGCACCAAATCCAGCTCCTTTAGCATATCTAGTAGCATAATCTAAATCTGTTGTTGTAAAAAGTATATTAGTGTCGTCAACATCAAGAGGCAATGTTGCTGACATTGGCATACCTGCTTTAGGATTCCTAGGATCTTTAACCATTATACCATCAAAATCTTTACGTTTTTCTGTCGTATAAGTAGATTTATCTTTCCAGTTAAATTTTTTACCTGGAACAGTCTTAGGCATATTATGTACTCTTCTATATTTAAATTTATTGCTAAAATCACCTACGATCATATTTCCCTTAACCATAGCTTTAGGGTCTGGTACACCCATAACACCTCTATACACCTTAACCATTTCTTCGCCAGACTTTTTAGCCGCGTTAAGAGCACGTCTACCAGAAATATATTGACCTATTATAGGCACCATAGATAAAGCTGATAATCCTGCTTCCCCTACTTTTCCTTCAGATAAATAAAGCAATGCATCAGCTGCATCTGCAACATTGCCAATTCCAGGAGTCATCCCTGCTGCCATTAAAGAATTATGAAGAGTATCTTTAGTGATGCGAGAACCTTTTTCTTTAAATAAATTACTTACTCCAGTTTTGTCAGCTGATGCATAATTCATTTTATTAAATACCGACTTATCGATCTTATCACTCATCTGTACTCCATATACCTATAGGACATTTAGCTTTTTTAAATTTTACTTTCATTTTCATAAAACAACCGCACTTAGAACATCTATTTAAATCTCTTAAAAAAGTACAAGCTTTACAATGTTCAAATCTTTTTTTTTCAATTTCTTTAGAAACTCTTCCACTTGTTATTGAAGTTAGTCCCTTAAAATCTATACTCATTCTATCTCCTTAAAAACAGAATTGATATTCACCAGCAGCACATCTAGCTAAATTTTGTTCTTCTAGAGAAGAATCTTGATCACTTCCACCGCCCGTTCCAAGTTCACCTGGATAATTATAATCAGGCATTTGTTCTCCAGGATTTATACCAAGACCTAATGAGCTTCCTATGCCAACAGCGCCGTAACCAGGTTTTTGTTTATCTAAACCCATTCCTCCGCCACCACCCATTCCTCCGCCACCAGGTAAACCTAAATCGCCATCTCCATAAGAATCTTTACCTATGCCAATAAAATCGTAACCAGGTCTTTTGCCAATTCCTATTTGGTCTGGTAAAGTCCCTGGAAAATCTGGCAAACCTAAATCATCTGGCAAGCCTAAATCGTCTGGTAAACCTAAATCGTCATCTTCAACTGGATCTATGCCTCCACCCCCGCCCCCAGAAGGTTTAACTGGTAATATTGGTGGTTTTTTTGTACCAACAGACTTGCCTCCAGGGCCAGCTGATTCTTTTTGTCGTGCCACCCAATCTTTCATCGTACCTTTAAACCATATTGGTAATGGCATAAAAGGAACATGTCCTTGCGTTGCGCCTCCCATGTAAGCTCTACCACTTCCTGGTTTTCTACTGTATCCATTTCTTCCACTAGTAGTATTAAGGCCATTATTTAGTCTTTGACCTAGCATGCCAAATAAATCTCTACCTCCTGTTGCTCTTTTGTAAGGAGTAGTAGGCTTAGCAGCGCTAGCGCCTTGAGCACTTCTTACTCCTCCGCTTTTATTACCCTTTACCATTTTTTACCTCAATTTCTTTAGGTCTTATTGCACCTTCTATTTCTTTATTTGAGAATCCTTGAAACAGCGCTCCAGTTACTTGTGTTACTTTGGTGCTAGATTTGTCTTCAAGATCCATAATGTCAGCCAGTTTAAAAAGCGCTTTTAGTCGCGTTTCATCCTTGTCGGTAGAGTGAATCACCTCCTTGATAGTTTTTAATACATATTCTTCATTAATACCTAGCTCTTCTAAAACTGGCTTTAATTCTTCTTTCATTGCTGTTTTCACCCTTTCGGTTTTCATTAATGTACCTGACTTTTCAAAAGCATATTTTCTATTTTCAGTAGGATATGCTTGTAAATAAGCATCCTCAGGAGATATGCCTGCAGACATTAATGCTACAAACTTTTCTTCATACGTACTTAAATTTTTTTTATCTTTCATTCTGTCTTGGGCTCTCTTGCCACTAAAAGAATATATGTCTTCTCTTCTACTTGTATCCATTTTAACAGAATTATTAACAGGGAATGTTCCAGTGCAAGTGCCAACATATTCTTTGACTTTACTTTTGCCCATTCTTTTCAACATCTTCCCTTTTCTTAATATTTGAATAACGCATCCATCATCCGCCATAACCCATTCACCTACTTGAGCGCATCTCCAATCTTTTAATACTAATAAATCTAATGGCATTTCATCATCGGGTTCATAGACTCTATGATTTATACCATTAACTTTATAAAATCTCATTAATTAACAGTTCCATTTTCTTAAAGACTTATTAATTCTTGAATCAGGATCGCTAGCTGTTTTTTTACTAGTAAGCTTTTTCTTCATACCGCTCATTCTAGCACAAAACGACTTCCGTCTATTTGCAGATTTACTACCTTTTTTTAACTTAGAAGGCTTAGTAGTTACTGCAGTCTTTAATTTAGAACCAGGATTAGCTTTTTTGTAAGATGCTACTCCTTTTTGATTTAATCCACCTTCAGGATTTTTACCTTCTTTTCTTTGCCACGCTGGAGTCTTAGCCATTACTTACCCTCCTTATATTTAGACCTACCATCTCTAAACCCGTGCTTATCTGTCTTTGTATGCTTTTGCCCAACTGGGTGCAATTCTCCAGAGTATGGTCATACATGCATTTCAGGCTGTTTTTTCTTAGTAGCCACCAGAGTTTCTTTTCATCACCATATTCATTTTTTTTCTTTTACCATTATTATCCATAGATCTTCCTTGTGGCTTCATGCTTGCATATTCACCTTTATATGCTTTACAATCAGCTCTTTTCTTTGGATCTTTTATTTTATTACACATACTTTTACCTGGCATTCTTAGTCTCCTTTTTTGTTGGCGCTTTTGCTTTAGTGCTTAAAGTTGAAAAACGCTCATCTATATCTCTCATTTCAGTTTCTATTCTAAATCTTAATACAGCTATCTCTTCTTTTAGATCATCAATGCTTCTATCTATCTTTTCATTTAAACTATAACCATCTAAACTAGTCATCTTCTCTCCTTATTGTTTTTAAATCAATTATTTCAGCAGTAAGTTTTGCAACCTGTTCTTCTAAAAAATCTAATTTATAATGCAAATCTACAATATCTGAACCTAATCGACCTACTGTTTCTTTTATCATCATTTCATCTTTCATTATTAACTTGCTACAAAAATTTCTATATCTACAGCTGTACTAGCGCTTTCATTAACAACTTTTAAGCTTGTAATACCATCTAAAGTAGGCGCATCTACTTCAGTTCCTGCATCAAAAGCAGCATCAAACTTGTTTAATATAAAACTTTTACCTTCCTCTATTAAAATCCATGCACAATGATCGTCAGTTAAATCAGCATCATCATCAATAACTATTTGTAATAATATGCCTTCTCCTGCACCTGTGTTTAAATTTGTAATACGAAAATATTTTAAATCTCCTATTATAAAGTTAGCAGGGCCTACAGTAGTACTACTATCAGCAGTTGTTCCAAGTATTTCAATATGATCATTAGCTCCTATGCTACCATCATTAACAGGAATAGTCATAACTCTTTTATATATTTCAGATACAGAGGAAATAGTTTGTGTTGTAGTAGTGCCTTGTTGCAATCCATTCAATGTAATATCTTCTTGAATGCTTATTTTTAATGTTGATGCTGTTACATTACTTGCCATTATTCCTCCTTACTTAGAAGCTACAACTATTTCAAGGTCACATGCCCCTGCATTAGCTATTGCTTTAATTGTTTGTAATTTTTCTAAAGTAACGCCATCATCATCACAATGATCATCTACTCCTAAAGAATCGTGTGTAGCTAAAATTACATAACTTGCTCTATTTTTATCTAACCTTATTGAGTAATCAGTAGTATTTGCACCTTCAAAATTTAAGGTTACATAATTAGTATCATCTAAATTTGTAATACGTACATACCTAACATCAGTATCATGAAATGTACCTGCCCCTACATCATCCCCAAAAGAAACAACTGTTACTTCAGCAGTAGGTACTGTTACACTGCGTCTACTAAACTCAGCTATATCTGTAAAAGATACTATATTAGTAGTACCTTGTTGAACTCCATTAAATACTATGTCTTCTTCAATCTTTATGTTTAAATTAGACGCACTTATACTTGTACCCATACATATTCTCCTTAACTATACTATAAGAATGATCACCCGATAAGCAAATCACGTAGTGATTTATTAAGATTCTCCAATCTCTCCTGAGTAATACTTTCTTATCAATTCTAAAGTTTCTTTGTCAAACTTGAGATCGGCGCCAATATTGACAATAACCTCACCTTTGCTCTCTTCAGGTTCTTTTCCTAATATTTCCTCTTGAATATACTCAACTTCTTCAGTTTCATCATTATATTCAATCGTTAGCAAGTATGTTTTAATTGCCATGCGAACCTCCTATTAATTGTTTAGAGCGATAACCCACTATATTACTATCTTTTAAATAAATAATCAATAGTTTTTTTTGTGGCCTAAGTCACTAATTTTATTGAACTTAGCATTTTACTAATTCTTGTTTTTAAAACAGAAACAGCAATCCAAACTACTTTTTGCTATTTTTATTCTGTTTATGTGAATGACCTATCTGCTCACTTATGTCAAATCTATTAATTGCTTTGCCTGCTTTAAACATAAATACTAATACTATAAGCAGAACCCACCTCATTATACGTCTTTGCTTTCCCACGCTCCCCATAATAACAATACTATTATCATTATAGTGTAAATAATTTCCTCAATGTGTAACATAAAGCCCCCATTCTATATCGTAATATACAACAAAAAAAGGTTAACTTTCAAAAATTATGCAATTTCTATGTGTGGTGTTTTATTAATGGTATACCCCCTATCGAGGGTTTTTCGTTATCACGTTTTGGTTATTTTTGGTTTGTGGTATGTTTTGATTAAGTTAATTAAATAATATAAAGGGTAAGTAATATGGATAAGTGGTCTAAACAGGACGTAAGTAAAGGATTTAAAAGGATAGAAGGTGTTGAGGTAAGCCCAGAGCTGAAGGCTAATATAGAGAAAGCTGCTTCCTTACATTTGTTAGCTGGTAATATGACTCAATATATGTTAGCGATGAACTCATTAGCTAAAATTGATTCGCAAGCTAGTCTTAATAATGCTGTAGTTGCATTGGCTAATAAAGTATTAACACTAGAACAAGGTAGTTCTAAAGATCCTAATGATTCGTTTGACGGTATTGTTTAACTTTAACAGGGGAAGTGTAATAGCTTCCCCATTTCCCTGTTATATATATTATTATTTACTGTTATTGTGATGATGAGGTGATGTGATGAGATGATGTTGATGGTTGTAGTATTATTCTTATCATTATGTAGGTGTGTGTGTGATTATTAGAATACACTTATAGCACACAAAAGATTAAATTAAAAAAGGGAGATGAATATGTTATTATGGGTAAAATCATGGTTATATAGGTTGTTTGAAACTAAAGAACAAAAAGCTGATAGAATGCTATTAGATGAGTTTGTTAGTGTGTGGGAAAAAAGGATAGAGCAAAGAATGTCCCCAGATTTTGATTGGGATACAATGACTCATCCTGATGATGAAGACTATTGTGATGATGATGAGATATTGCAAGAGTTGATATAACAATTTCGTGCGGCTGTAATAGGTCGCACATTATTTTAACTAAATAGGGAGTATGTGTATGAATGTGCCAGGTAAGTCATGGTTTGATCCAGTGAGATGTCTACAATGTTGGATGTGGCTAGGATTGAATATAATTTGTTTAACTGTTATAATAAAGCTAGGTAAGCTGTTATTATACGTAGCACTGTAGGAGGTATCATGTTATTTATATTATTCATGTTTGGTACAACCTTGGTGTTGTTGAATGTCCTGATGTTAATGGATGTGTATGAAAGAGTATATGTTAGATATATTGGATCATGGTTACAGTCAGGAGTTAGGAAGTTATTTAGAAGATATTAGTGAGCGATTGCAGTGTGGTCAACAATGTTGAAGGCTATCATTTGGCGAGTGGAAACCAGTGGAACGACTGGAAATGAGCCACAGATAGTTTGAATTGGGGGCCACTTCACTAACAAACATAATAAATAGGGAGATAATAAATGGGATTAGTAGAAAAGCAAGGTATGACACCAAGTGATGTTAGAAAGTTTTATAGAAACCAGCTTGAAAGATTTAAGAAGATTGGGCTTGGTAACAAGACTGATAATGGTGTTGTAGTAACTGAAGTATTAATGGAAGCTACTATGCGTAGGCTTAGTCAGCTAAATGGAGGATTATAATGTCTAAACAAATTCATCTAGATAGATTAAAGAAAGATCTGAATGATTTCGCTGATGATTTGTGGGATTCAATGCAAAAAGATGATCCTGATATAGTAGGATTACATAATAAGCTACGATTCATCATTAATGATAATTTAGACTTTAAGTTTGATAATTAAATAATTCTAGAGAGAAGAGAGTGATATCAGTGGGACTACCTAGGTGAAAGAGTCTTAAAGTTCCCGTATCTAGTAACTATGGCTGCGTGTAGGTACTTATGTGTAGCGTTAGATTACAAGCTCTCTTTAAAATTAATGAATGGTTGGTAGCGTGCCATCCTATACAGCGGAAGACGCACCGCAAAGCATATACTGAATCAGGGAAAGGTATACTTAGGTATATACTCCAAACTAGATTATGTGGTCGGATTATATGCAAAAGAGTGATTGGCCTAGGCTCTTACAAATTTAAACAAGGAGATTTATGAAATTATATGAATTGACTGATAAAGGTAGAGCTTTATTAGCTAAACCAAGGCATCCAGAGCCTACAAACTGGGAACATTGTTGTAGTTGTTGTGCTGTTCTTGAAAAAGAAATAAAACAATTAAAGGAGAAGTTTAATGGATGAAGATATAAAATATATTAATGAAGATATAGAGGACGCTTATGATGCAAATATATATATACAAAAGATTACAAGAAGAAATAGATCTTTGGTACGGTGGACTAAATTAGGAGAAGTGATTCATGAAAAAACAAAACGATTCAAGAAAAAGTAATCATTATAGAGCTTATAAGACTAATAAGAGCGCAATGAAAAGGCATCAAGAAGTGTTAGATAGTATACCTGAACATTGTTGGTGGTTAAGAACGTATTTAAGAGGGATATACTTTACAAAAGGGAGATAAATGATAGAATATATAGAACTAGCTTTATTAATAGCTGTAATACCTTTAGTTATAGGTGTTAACATATTAATGTATTATGTAATAAAACAAGCAATCAACAATAAATGAGGGAGATTTATGGAACTAGATGAAAACATTATGCAGACTAAAACAGTCGGGCAGATATGTGAAGTGATAGACGAGGCTATGGATGATATGCATCCGTATTCTTATGGATTTAAAAAGTTTAAAGAGATTATAGCAAAAAGAAAACGTGCTATGAATCTATTAGGGTCTTATGCAGTAAATAAAGGTCCAGCTAGGAGTGGCAAAAATGAGTGATGCGGCTTATGTCGTGTTCATCTCCCTTAAGGAGGAGGGGAAGGTCGTTGATCATCCCCTTGCTCCGCTTGATACAGAGATGGAAGCACGAGCATATAGAGATGGATATATTGATGCTATAGTTAATCACACTGAAAGAAGTGATAGAGCTCAAGTATTCGGACTCTTTGGAATTAAAAGAGTTGGAGAAGAATTAGTAACTAATAACAAAAAAGAAGAAGGAGATGAATAATGCCTGATATTAAAATACTAGAAGGTGGTGGATTTGTAGACCATAGTGTCTCATCTACTACTGTCGGTGGACTCAAGTCAGAGAAAAATATACCTGCTGGTGCAGCAGTTTCTGTCGGAGGAAGAACAGTCAACGATGATCATCCAATAAGTGATGGTGATTTGGTGGCTGCAGTGCATAATGATAAGACTGGTGGTCTTTATTTAACACCATTGCTAAATAAATAGCCAGTTTGATCACGCTTAGGGGTCAGTTATAGCCATTTCTGGCCCCTATAAATTAAGGAGATGAATATGATAGTTAATAGTGAAAGAACACATGATTGTCCTGATTGTGGACTAGATGGAACAGTAATAGAAGTAGAATTTTCTAATGGATATGCTGCTCCTACTGGCACGCCTGGAATAATGTGTCACGTTTGTAATTTTAAATTAAGTATAGAAGAAATGGAAGGAGACGACAATTGGCATCAAGTTATAACGTTATAGATTCCTTTGAAAACTGGAATCCAAACATTCAAAGCCTTGCAGATCGGCTATTAATAGGTCCGCAAAGAGATTTATTGGAAAAAGTTCAAAATCTAAACAATAGACATGGGTTAAACTTAAATATAACAAGAACATATCGCTGGTCACCAGGATATATGGATCAAATTAAAGACTTTATGGTTGATAAATATCTACAAAAGCATATGAAACGTAAAATATCTACATTCTTTAAGCAAATAGATGAGAAATCTTGGATGTTAAACGGTTTATCAAGAACATTAAATCAAATTGATAATACTATGGCAGAGAAAAGGAGAACTAGAGCTGTATTTCAAGATAATTCTGATATTATAGAGGATAGATGGGAGATATTACACAAAATAATAGTTAAAGAGACTAAAAAAGTCACAAATACTATGGAACATATTCAATTTAATACAGAAGTTTTAGAATCTGAGAATCAAAAGACTGCAATATCATTTACATGGGCATTTCCAGAGATGGATATGAATATATTTGTAGGACAAGAGTATTTTCCTGTAGAGATGGGTAAAGTAGAGGTTAATATCACGTTTGATATAGATGATTTAGTTACTCAATTATGTAATGATGGGCTGGTACAGTTTGTAACTATAGGTGATGATGAAAATTGTGGTATAAGATTTTCTAATTTATCTAGAGGAAGTAGCTATGGTAGAATAGCAGGATGGTATGAACCTAAGTATATAGGTGGACAGTCTAGATTATTGCATCCATTTATTAGTGCTTATGCTAATGATATAAGAAGAATCGATGGTAATCCATTCACTAGTACATGTTTAGGTGATTTGACAGGGAGAATATGGTCTGAATTATCAGAGATGGACTTATTATCAGTAACATTAACACTTCAACAATGGTTGACAACGTTTAATGCTAGAGATACTAGGCCATTAAATAATGTTAGAACAACTTTCTGGGGTTTACCAGAGCGACTTAATAATGATACGTTTCTTAATGTATATTCTATGAATCCAGATAGTTGTGGTTATCCTGATTCTGATTATCAGCATTATGAAAGTGGAGAAGAAGCTAGAGCAGCTGGATTTAATAATAGTTATTGCGATACAATCAATTGTGAATTAGCAGAGCATTGTGATTACTATAACTTTATTGAAGGAACTGAAGGTATGGCAACACCAGCAGAAGAACCATTAGCAGATGATCGAGATGCTGATAATATACATGGTGGTGAATATGCTCAAACACATACAGTTGATAGAGATGACGAAGCTGAGATTGAAGAAATTAATAGAGTCAATATAGAGAATGGCTTAGTTGATCCTGAAGTAACTGCTAATTATCAAGAAGAGATGGACAGGATAAATGGTGACGATCCAATGAGTGTTCCATTACCTGAAGATCCATTAACTGAAGAACAAATGTTAGAACAATTAATCAGACAACAATATCGAGTAAT